TAGGATGGTTTTAAATGAACCCATTTGAATATCTCAATGCAATCAACTACACGAAACAAAATATTATGGTCGATGATTTGGCGGAAAAAGGTTACAATTCTTTTATGGTCAATCGTGGTCTTTCTTATTTCAATGATACTGTTTTGATGGCAAATGAGATGAATCAACACGCTCACCTTGATAATCGTCTTCAATTTGACTTTTTTATAAATATAGTTAGGAAGAAGAAACGTTTCTCAAAATGGAACAAACCTGAAACCGCAAGTGACGTGGAAGTTGTTAAAGAATATTATGGGTATAGTAATGAAAAAGCCCGCCAAGTTTTAACCCTTCTCACATCAGAACATATAGATGAATTAAAGAAGAAGGTTTATAAAGGTGGAAGAAAATAATTTAATAGAGTGGACACCGACTTCGATGCTCGAAGTTACTCTCAACGAACCAGACGATTTTTTAAAGGTTCGTGAGACATTGACTCGCATAGGTGTCGCATCTCGTAAAGATAATAAACTATACCAATCATGCCATATACTACATAAGCAAGGTAGATATTTTATCGTGCACTTCAAAGAACTATTCTTACTTGACGGTAAGAAATCAAATCTAGAAGAAAATGATGTTGCACGTAGAAATACGATTGCTACTCTTATGAGTGATTGGGGATTAATAAGCATTGACAATAAGAATAAAGCTGAACCATTAGCTCCTCTACGTCAAATTAAAATAATTCCTTTTAAGGAAAAAAATAATTGGGAATTATGTCCAAAATATAATATTGGAAATAAAGTCTAATTATATATAGTACTATAGGATGCCGAGGTTTCGGGTCCACTACAAATCTTGCTTGGATAAAGGAGATTACAAATGACAGGCAATACTTTTACGTTCCCACAGGGAGCATTCGTTGGATTTGATCACATTGCAAAAGACCTAGAACGTCTTGCAAACGCACATCAAAGAGATCACTATCCTCCACATAATGTAGTAAAACACAATGACGATGAGTTCCTTATTGAACTCGCAGTTGTTGGATTCAAAGAAGAACATATTGATATTGAAATGCACGATGGTATCCTTACGATTAAGGGTAACAGAGACTCACGCAGAGATCAAAGTCTTTATGTTCACAAAGGTATCAGCGGTCGTAAATTCGAAAGGTCATTTAGACTTTCTGAATTTGTAGAAGTCACTGGAGCTATGCTCGAGGATGGATTGCTTACAATATCATTGGAGCGAATCATTCCAGATGAGAAGCGTCCTCGTAAAATTTCAATCACCAATAATTTACGAGGTATTAAAAATGACACAACTAGTCCTGAACTACTCAACGAGTCTGTTTGAAATAACACTTAACTTTTTTCAAAATATTGTAAACTCATTATTATTAGCACGTCAAATGCAAGCTAATCATTATGCAGCGAAGTTACTTTCTGACGCAGAATATAACGGTAAAGAATATTATCGTATTCTATCAGATATGAATGAAGCAAGTAGAAAACAATATGGTGTGAAATAATGTTAAGATTTTTCTTAGGTTACTATCAAACTGAATCCCAAATGTATAATTCCATGAGAACATGGAATCCAAATACATAATAATAATAAATAAAAGGAGCAGGGAAACTTGCTCCTTTCACTTTTTACGGAGAAACAAATGGCAGCAGAAAATTATCAGAAATGTTTAGAAATGATACTTCACCACGAAGGTGGATATGTGAATCACCCAAAAGATCCAGGTGGAGAGACAAATCTTGGCGTGACTAAAAGAGTCTACGAAGACTTTGGTGGCACAAAAGATATGAAAGACTTGACAGTCGAAGACGTAGCACCAATATATGAAAAGAACTATTGGGGTAGAATGAAGTGCGACGAGATTCCTTCTGGTCTCGACTTATGTGTATTTGATTTTGGTGTAAACGCTGGAACAGGTAGATCTGCCAAGTTTCTACAGACCATGATCGGTACAACTGCTGATGGTGGTATCGGTCCAAATACATTATCTAAACTTGCTGATTATGTTGACGAAAATGGTATAGAAGATACGATCAAGAACTTTCAAGCAGAAAGACAAAGTTATTACGAAAGTCTTGGCACATTTGAAACATTTGGTAAAGGTTGGACACGTCGTGTAACCGAGACAACAGAATCTGCTTTGGAGATGATTTAACCTATTTACATTTCCTTCAATCTGTGGTATAATAGATATGTGCTATTGGAGGTTTAATGTCATTTTATACATCTGTCGTTCGTTACGGCAACTCAATGCTTTATCGTGGTTACGACTCTGCTGGAAAACGCGTAGCTCGTAAAGATTGGTTTAATCCTACCTTTTTTACTCAGAGTCGTAAAGATTCTGAGTGGAAAGGCTTGGATGGAACACAAGTTAATCCTATACAATTCGAGAGTATGAAAGAATCTCGCAGTTGGCTCGAACAAAATAAAGAAGTGGCCGGTCGTCATATATACGGCAATCCTAATTACATTCACCAATACATTACTTCGAAGTTTCCAAATGAGATAAAATTCAGGCGAGATCTAATCAACGTAAGTACTATCGATATTGAAACAGAATACGATAACGGATTTCCGCATCCATCAGAAGCATCACAGAGAATACTTGCTATTACTGTTAAGAACAGTACAAGTCCAGTCTATTGGGTCTGGGGCTATGGCGACTACGACGTAGAGAAAGCTCTCATCAAACCAGTACGTTATGTCAAGTGCGAAGATGAACACCAACTTCTCGAAAGATTTTTAGATTTTCTCAACGATCCTAATCGAACTCCAGACGTTATCACGGGCTGGAATACTCGATTCTTTGATATACCATACCTTATTAATCGTACGGCAAAGATCTTAGGACTTGCCGCCGTCAAAAGATTCTCGCCTTGGGGTATGGTTGACTATCGTAAAGTTACTCGACGCATGAAAGAAGAAGATACCTATGACATTAAAGGTATACAGACTCTTGATTATCTCGAGCTCTTTCAAAAATTTGGTTATTCTTATGGCGCTCAAGAATCTTATAAGTTGAACCATATTGCTAACGTGGTTCTCGGCGAAAAGAAATTATCTTACGAAGAATCCGGTTCTCTTAAAAATCTATATAAAGACGACTTTCAAAAATACATTGACTATAATATGAAAGACGTTGAGCTCGTCGATCGTCTCGAAGAAAAGATGGGGTTGATCACGCTTGCTATGACAATAGCATATAAGGGTGGTGTTAACTATCAAGATACATTCGGTGTCACAGCGATATGGGAATCGATTATATATCGTAAACTGAATTCACAAAAAATAGTACCACCTATCGAATCTAATAACGCACTTAAGACTCAATTTGCTGGTGGCTATGTCAAAGATCCTCAAGTTGGCATGCATGATTGGGTTGTAAGTTTTGATTTAAACTCACTATATCCTAATTTAATTGTTCAGTATAACATGTCACCCGAAACTTTGGTCGATCAATCTGAACCAGAAAGTGTAGAATATTATTTAAGCGGAAACAAACCTACTATTGATAATTATTCTGTTGCAGCAAATGGTTCTACATATCGTAAAGATATTGACGGTGTGATTCCAAATATCATTATCGATTATTATGATGAACGTGTTTCTGTTAAGAATATGATGATTGCTGCAATGAAAGATTATCAAATCAATAAGACTGTAGAGCTTGAACGAGAAATCAATACACTTGAGAATCGTCAGATGGCGATTAAAATTCTATTGAACTCTCTTTATGGCGCGCTTGGCAATCAATACTTTCGTTACTTTGACTTACGTCTTGCCGAAGGTGTTACATTATCTGGCCAGCTTGCTATTCAGTGGGCAGAAAAAGCTATGAATAAAGCTATGCGATCTGTTCTTAAAACAGATAAAGATTATGTAATTGCTATCGATACTGATTCGCTTTATGTTAACTTTGGCCCACTTATAAAGCAACTTAATCCAAAAGATCCTGTTAAATTTCTTGATAAGATCTGTAATGAACACTTTGAACCAGCTCTTGAAAAAGCTTATAACGAGTTATTTCATAATATGAATGCTCATAAGAATCGTATGGTCATGAAACGCGAAGGCATAGCTGATCGTGGCGTATGGACTGCAAAGAAAAGATACATACTCAACGTACACAATAACGAAGGTGTACAATACGCTGAACCGAAACTTAAGATCATGGGAATCGAAGCAATTAAGTCTTCGACTCCAGAAGTTGTACGTGATAAGTTCAAAGAAGTATTTAAAATTATAATGTCTGGTAGCGAAAGAGAAACACAGGACTTCATATCTCAATTTAAATCTGAGTTCAAACAACTTCCGCCAGAACAAGTATCTTTTCCACGTGGAACGAACAAAATATCTGAGTGGTCAGATCGCAAGCTCACGTATAAAAAAGGTACGCCTATTCACGTACGCGGCGCCTTGCTCTATAATAAATATATTAAATCAATGAAGCTTACAAATAAATACGAGATCATAAATAACGGTGACCGAGTAAAGTTTACGTATCTTCGCCTTCCGAATAGCATACGTGAAAATGTGATATCATTCCCTGACGTATTGCCCGAAGAGCTAAAGCTACACAGGTACGTAGACTATGACTTACAGTTTGAGAAAACTTTTATCGAGCCTCTCAACTTTATTCTTCACGCAGTTGGATGGCACTCGGAAGAACAGGCAAGCCTCGATGATTTTTTTAATTAATGGTTTACAAATCTAGTAAAATGGAGTATAATATACTATGAGTAAAGATTGGGTACAAGATATAAACGATATGCACGCTAAGTTTGGTGTGCATGATTGGGTTAAAGACGAATTAGCTAAGGATACTGATTGGCAAAGACTCAACAAGTTCTTAGAGTTTCGTATTAAGTTCTTACAAGAAGAACTCGGCGAGACAGCAAATGCTGTTAAGAATAAAGATGCAGAGGAGATTGTTGATGGTCTTATTGACTTATGCGTTGTTGCTATTGGTACTCTTGATGCCTTCGGAGTGGATGCTTATAAAGCATGGGATGAAGTTCACAATGCCAATATGGCGAAAGAACGAGGAATAAAAGAATCACGACCGAATCCACTTGGATTGCCTGACTTAATTAAACCTGAAGGCTGGAATGGGCCAGAACATAATGATAACACCGGGAATCTCCCTCACGCTCTTTAAGGGAATATACGATAACAAGACAGACAAACGCGTCGATCTTCACGACTTCAACGCGTTTGAGCGCGTCCTATATCAATTGGCCGAAAAACCAAGAGCGAGCAAAAAAGATGCTGAACTGATGTCACCGGCAATCTATGAACCAGACACTTTACGTAGAAACAACAATGTGATTGAATGGGCTGGTTGGTGTGCAGTCGATGTTGATGACTATAAATTCAATGGAGAATTAGAATATGACTTGGTTAATCGGTTTAATGATTATCGTTTTGTTTGTTATTCTACAGCAAGTAGTACGACTGATTTACCGAAGTTTCGCCTTGTCTTTCCTCTTACGGAAGCAGTACGGAACGGAGAAATTAAAGCTTTCTGGTATGCGTTACAAACTGAACTCGGCGACCTCGGAGACAAACAAACTAAGGATTTGTCACGAATGTATTATATCCCTGGAAAATACGC